AAAAACTCCTACCCGTTGATCGGGGGAATGGGGACAGTTTCCTGGGGGATAAAATTGAATCCCAGACCCGCCGGAATGTTGTCATCGGTATTGGCCAGCTCGGTCACCGTCTGTTGGCGGATCAAGCCAATCTCGGCATTGATGCGATGCACTTGCTGCTCATTGAGAAGGAACTGTACCGACGTTTGCAACACAGCAGTCAACGCCCCCAGATACACATCGGCGTACTCGTTCCCGGTAATTCTCTGGGCTGTGTATTCTTCCATCAGATGCAGCTTGGTGGCCTTCATCAGCCGGTCAAATACACCGGTACCCTCCACATCCACGGAGGTCAGGGCAGCCAAGGGAGTAGCCAGTATGGGCTTCTCCGTGGTGCCGACACCCTGTTCCTGCTGAGTCTGATCCAGGGTGGTAACTTTCCACCCGTCCAGACTGAAATCTACGGCCTGCAAACGTATCGACATAAGTCACCCTTCCGCGGAAAGTTACTGGCCCTGGGCCATCATCTGGCGCTGCTTCAGGGCATCCAGTTCTTCCGGAGTCAGTGGCGGTAGAATCTCCACGGAATACTCCGGTACCAGACGATTCCGTTTGATCTTCTTGTTGCCGATCTTGACCTCATAATGGGTCATGAACTTTTTGTTCTGGATGACATCCAGCAGGATCTGAGGAATGTGCCAACCGTGCTCGGCGTTGAACGGCACGAATTTCTTAATCATGCCCAGTTCCGAGTTGCCGGCCGAAAAGATATCGCCCTTCAGTCCGCTGTTCAGAGGATTCATATTGGCAATGCGTACCCGTACCAGTTGCAGGGCTTTATCCCGCCGTGCCGCTTTCAGTTGGCCGGGAGTAGGCGCCTGCATGGGAGCAATCATCTTCTCCCGAGACGCCCGTTCTGCGGCCTCTATAGTTTCATACTCCTCCTGCGCGTAGGCCGGAGAAGCCGAATTTTTGTTTTCAGCGGCGAGCTTCTTTTCCTCGATCTTGGCTTTCAGCGTTTCCACACCGATATTGGGACTGAACCGGATCCCCATCAAGGTGGCCCGTTCTTTCAGCATGGTCAGTTCATCCGGCTCCTGCATGACCACTTCCTCGTCATTTTCCATGTTCTCGTCTTCGTACAAATTCTCTTCGTTCATGGATCGTTCTCCTTGTCCTTGTCAGTGTCGGACGACTGTTGGTGGATAAAGACTCCCCCGTACCACTACGGGGGAGTCTGCATGACTTACATTACGGATTCAGGGTTAGATCTTGGCGACGGTCTTCACAACGGCGATGCGCTCACCGCGCAGACGCATGAAGCCGTAGTACCATTTGATCGACATGAAGCCGGTTTCGCCATACGGGTCGTTGGCGTAGGACTCCGGCGACTCGGGCTTGGCGTGCTTGATATTGAACTTGACCGAATTGCCGCTGGTCTGAAAACCGATCGTGGTGAAGGAGCCGTCCCCAACCACCAGCATCGGGAAGACATCGTACCGACCGTTGGTGGCGCGGTAGCCAGCATTGCTGCCTTCCGCAGCACCGGCACCAGCCCAGTGCATCATCTCCGGAACCACAACGATACGGAACTGACCCACGGTACCGATCTCACCGTTGATCGGGGTAGCGGCGTCCGCATAGTGGGCCACCGAAATGAATGCCTGATTGTCGAAGTAGTCCTTCATCTGCTCGATGGTCTGAACCAGTTCGGAACCAATGAACATGATGCGACCGCCGCGGATAACCCGGGTATCGATCATCCGGGAGCCGGCGATGATCTTGGTCTGCTTCGGGCACCGGTTGTTATCCAGTTCCACCGACAGACGGGACAGATCACCGTATTTGACTTCGGTGACATCTCCGGTAGCCCCGGACAGTTCCGCATCTTTGGTGGCCACGCCGGCGAAGAAGGTAACACCGGCTGCATTGAGCAGGTCGATCTGCAGAAGGTCTTCGGTGATCTCGTTGGCGGCGAAGATCATTTCCCGATTGATGTGCTGCTCCAGTTCCGCGTCGGAGTCGAAGTCCATGGACTCCTTGGTGTACTCGTCGAAAAAGCCATACTTCTCCAGGGAACCTTCCAGCTCCACACGAGTAAAGCCAACCCGGTTGACGCGGCCACCAGTTTCAGACAGCACCGGCATTTTGCCGACGATGGTACCAACGTCCTTGCTGGAACCGTACAGATTACCGTAACCCGGCAGTACGGTGGCACCCAGGTTCAGGGCCACAACGGCATTCTTCTTGGTGCTGTTGAGGTACTTGGCGGTCAAGGGGCCAACCAGGGTCAAGGTAGCCAGGCCGGTGCCGGCCGAANCGTCGGCGCCGGCCGTAGCAACCAGGGTCGTACCCACGTTGTCATTGATGGCTGCAGCCGCTNCGGCTTTGGACGCATTGGCAATGGCCAGAACAGGACGGGGATAGGTGATGTAGAACTCGGTGGTGGCAATGGTCACACCGGTCGCATCGATCCCCTGGTCGTTGATGTTCTTTTCATCGAGCATCGGGACGTAGTGATACCGCTTGATTTTCTTGCCCATGTTTTTGGGCATGGCGGTGGTGTCGGCCAGGGCACCGAAGAAGACTTCCTTTTTGACTTCGATGAGGGCCTGCTTGATAAAATGGTCAATACGAATCTGCCCACCGATATCGGAGGGAGAACTATTGGCCGGATCCATATACTGGCGCATGGCAGTATTCCTTATCTATTTGCCTTAAAGGCTCAAATTGTGGAGTTTGGCAAACTCCTCATCCGACATGGCCAGAGGATTGTAGTTGTCCTCTTTCTTGACGGTACTGGAACCGCCTCGGGAGGGGCTTGCCGCTTTTTTCCGATTTTGTCGTTCACGTTCTGCGGCATCGTCCGACGGTGCATTCGGAGGCACATTCTGGGTTGTCGGAGGAGGAGTCGCGGTACGTCCCGGGGTAACCGTTCCAGTGGCACTTTTGAACAAATTGTTCTCGTGCATGTAGGTTCCTACCCGCTGATACGCCTCGAATTCCGATACTCCGACGAACTTACCAAGGCTGCGCTCGTATGCAACAGCAGTCGCTACCTGGTCGAAAATCCCGCTCTCCATGTGGCCGTTGAGCACAGCGATCACTTGTGGATCTTCTGCGATGGCTTTTCGACTGTCGTCGTCCCATTGATTACTGATGACATTGAGAGTACGTTCGTAGGTAGGAGAGTCGCTGATGTTGTTCAGCACCTCATCCAGAACCATCTCTTTATCGCTGACAGTACGTTTCGCTGGGACATAGTTGGTGTCACCTTCCAGATCCAGTTCCAGAGGATCCAGCTTACTGTCTTTCAACAGCTGCTTGATCGCCTCCGGTTTCTTCTGGTTCAAGTCGATGAGGTAGTTTATTTTTTCGGGGTCCAGTAGACCATGGTTTTCCAGTAACTTCAAGGTCTTTAAAGAGGGCTTCAATCCAACCATCTTCTTGTGATAGTTGGCGCCCATCTGCATCAACTGCATGGCGTCTTCTGCCGACTTCACCCGCATGGAGGTACCGTTGGCTTTGAACTCCGCCATGATTTGTCGGCCGACTTCGGCATACTGTGCGTCGGTCAACTCTCCTGCCGGCGTTTCCGGCTTATCGGTTGCAGGAGGATCTGCCGGAGGATCCGTCGGAGGATCACCCTCTTTTCTTTCCTGCTCCGGGGGCTTTGCTGCAGCAGCGGGATCGTGGATCTTTTCATCTCCGGTTTCCGGAGGAGTCTCAGGGGGATCGCCGCCTATTTCGTCGCCGTCTCCTCCATGGTCCACATTATCCACTTCCACAATGTTTTCAGTGTCGAACAGCGAGGGGTTCTTCATGAACTCTTCGTCCGACATTTCCAGCGCATTAGAAGGAGTATCATCTTTAGCCATTGTTCAGCTCCTCCCGCAGCAGCTCTTCCCGGGTATTTTCGTCGGCCTGCATGGCGACTTCCGCATTCAGCCCTTCGGAATAGACATTAACCAGGAACTGTTTGAAACCACCGATAGCAATGATCTGCTGATCCATCAACTTCTGATTGGCTTCGGTCTGCATGGCCGGATGCGCTTTCAGCATGACCTGGCGAATGGCGTGTTTCTCCATGAAGCCCTGCATGATCAGCTCTTTGAAATCCGGATTCTGCTCCAGCCGCAGCAGTGCATCCTTGCGAGCGATCTTCAGCTTGGATTCTTCAATCTGCTTATCCAGGGTTTCCAGGTCTTGCGCGATCGTATTCATGGTTGCTCCTTTGTGTCCTCTTCTCCTATGTCGGGAAGAGCTATTTGAGGGCATTATTGCCGCGGTACCTTATGGGCGGTCTTGATGTTTTCCAGCAGCAGGTTGTTGGCAGCTTTCCGGTCCTGGGTTTCCAGTTGGCGTTGATGCTTGGTACCGTCTGCTTCCTGCAGGTAATCCAGATCCTGTCTTTCGGCTTCGGCCAGATGCTTGCGCCCTTTGGCACCGGACTCTCCGGCCTTGGCCATATTCAGTTCCGCCTGAGCCTGGTCTTTCAGACCGCGACCACCGGCTGCCTGAGCATCCGCATTGTGCTTGGCGGCCAATGCCTGTTCCTTGGCAATCTGGGCCTCCAGCAACATGATCTCTCTTTCCATCTTGGCCTGGGCCATAGGATCCGGTTGTGGCTGGTAGGCTTCGATCTTGGCAGCCAGTTCCGGCATCTTGCGCAGACGGGCGATATCCGCCCAGATGATCTTGGAGAATTCCAGATCCATGCTGGGCCCTGCCGTCTGTAGCATGAACGCCAGCTCTTCCGCTTTACGGGCATCCTCTTCCGCCGTGGAGATCACCAAACGCAGGTCATAGTTGCCGGCCAGATCATCCCGACGTACTTCGACAAACTTGGAGTCGGTCACTCGGACCACTTCCTTGTCTGACAGGAACTCGGCGTTCATGGCGATAATCTTGCGCCCAACTTCGATAATCCCCGCGGACAGCCGGCGCAAAATTCCCAGCTCTCGTCGGGCTGCGGCATCCAGAGCAGAACGGGCATTGGACGCCACTGCTCCCAGGGAGGCCGCCGTAATTCCTTGATTGAACGCCTTGACCCCGGAGATGCTTTCCGCTTCAAGGTTCTGCATGTTGATCATCTCGAACACCGAACGCGGAATCTCGGGGAAGGTATGCTGATGCACACCCTGCCGCGGATCGACGCCGGCATTGAATTCGTAATCCTCGCCGTTCATGTATTTACGGCGATTGGTGACATCCAGCATATCTTTACGCATACCGGTCTGGCTGTTGGCCGACTTGGCCAGCAGATCGATGGCGCCACGGGTGACCGCCCCGATGATATCCTGGTTGTCCTTCAACAGTTCCCCGTCCGGTTCCCCGTAAACCGATTCCCGCACCGGCATGTACACGGCCGAGACAAACGGCGGCCGACGATCCGGAAACGGATTCAGTTCCTTGCGGATACATACGTCCCCGACCCAGGAACAGACAATCTGTTGAGTCGTACCATCTCCATGGATATCCCATTCGCCCCAGTAGGTATGCACGATGAACTTCTTACGGGGCTTGTCCTTGAACGTGAAGTTCGGCGGCGTATTGGAAGTCGTATCGTAATCGGGAGAAGCCAACACACTGGCTTCCCCTTCAATCCGGATCTTATCCAGATTGACATACTTACCGTCCTGCTTCAGTCTGGACAAGGAGCTTTGGAATTTCTCCCCAACAAACGAGGCTTTACCCAAATCCCCGCCACAGGAGGGATCGATCAGGATATTGGTGCTGAGAGGAATCTCCACTGTGGGATGATTCTTCGTCTCTTCCCGGCGAGTAACCTTTTTCTTGCCGACCTCTTTCGCAAACAAGGCCACGCCGGTTTCCTGAAATACATCCAGGGCATGATCCAATCCGGGTGTACTATGGTCCGTATATTCTTCGGCATTGGCCAAGCGCAACTGCAACAGCTGCATGTAATATTCGCCCAGCTTCCCGGTCTTGTCCTCCAAATAGGAGTATTGCCGTTCCGTCCGGGTGACATCTTCTTCATGGGAAATCCAGCCTACCTTGACCACTACCGTACCGATATCCACGGCATCCCGAACGTAGTCGTCGATGAACTTGACCTTGTTGATCTTGGTGTTGAACTGGTTGTTCAGTACCAATTCGTTTTGCTGGGCCCGCTTTACATCTCCGGCCGTGACCGGATAGACGTTGAAGATGTCCGGCGTACTAAGGAATGGATCAGTCAGAGACGCATAGCGCCACTCCGCCTGTTTCCGTATCAGCTTGGGGGTGATGTTGGAACGGTTCTTATGCTTTGGCCGGCGGGCAGCACGATTCTCCAACCAACGCTTTACATTGGCTTTGTGCTCTTCCTGGTCCAGGGCCGCATCATCCAGGTTCTGTTTCAGATCCGCAATGGTGGGCTCGTTGGCCCAGTCGGTCATCTTATCCTGACCTACCTCGCCTCTGGTTTCTGTTTCTTCTACTTCCCCTACCAGGCTCATAATTTTTCCTTGGATGCCCACTTGATCAGCAGGTCGTTAGATAAAACAGTCCCTGATCCAAATTCCGTTACGGAATGTATCTGTATGCTGCCCAGGATCTCCCGTTCAATTTCTTCGCCAGATTGGGTTACCAGTTTCCCGCGGAATTTATAGGTATGCTGGGCCCGATCGTAAGCCAGAATCGTATCAAATGCCTCTGTTACGTTACCGGTCTTCATGGCTTTGAAGTTATGATGCAGAGTCGCAATATCCACCCAAGGGCCAGCATCCACGGACATCTGGGCGTACATGGTTCCGGAAACAGCAAACTCTTTCTGATTGGTTACCGTAACGCTTCCCTTGATGCGCAGTCCCATGCAAGCCCGGGTCGTGTAGAAGTTCTCCGATACGGCTGTCAGCGCCAACAAGGGAGGGCCGGTGACCGCAGCAGGAAACCAATCTATGCTCTTTACAGTCGGCTCCGATTTCTCCAGGATGGCCGCTTTTATCGTAAACTGGCCGTGATTGATCACACCGGTATGACCAAAAACAATTTCCTGCTGCGGCACTTCCACATAAACGATGTCATCGGGATCCGGCCCTGCCGGCGTAAAGGTAACATGGGTCATTGACCCGGGAGCCAACTGCAGCTCAATGACCGGAGGATATCCCGTCCAGGAATGACTGAGTACGATCATGTCGTTATGGGTAGCATAACCAAACTGCTCTTTCGTATTGGGCATCTCTTCCCCGATACGATCCAGTTCGGCTACCAAGGACGGGTGCAGCTGCTCTTTGCCGATCGTTTGCTGCAGCAAGGAAAGCAGCAAGGAGAGGGTGATGGTTTCCCCGTGATTGATGATCGGGCCACGGCCTCCGCCTTCCAGAGCCAGCACGACCAAGCCGGCCGTTCCTAGATTCTTGGCCGGCGTATCTGCAACAACCGCGGCCAGTGCCGGCAGAGTCAATTCTCCCACCGAAACCTGGGGCAGTATCTCCCGCTCTTCGTTGCCTTGCACCACATACAAACGGGGCGGTTCGGCCGAAGTCAGGGCGGTTACCCGAGCAGTGTCCGTCACATGCACGGCGTACGTCGGCTCCGGCACAATCAGCAACACTTGTCTCCCTTGACCTGCATGACGCCGTAAACCAGCCCATCAATCTTGCCGGCCAGCGTGGTCAGCCGCAATGAGTACACCCCTTTGTCAAAGCACAGTCCCTGCGTATCCTGTGCAGCGATCCCGATCTTGACACTGTTCGCGGTCAATTCGATATCCCTGTTCAGGCTGGTCAGCTGCAGGAGCGGTTCCCGGTGCTCTTCAGTCTGCTGTTCCCAGGGACGCATCACCACCAAATTGGCTTCTGTGTACAGTGCGGAAAAATCGACGTATTCCCAAACGTACCCATAAAGGGCCAGGTTCTCCGCATGAGTACGCTTCATATCGGCTTGACTGTTATGAATGGCGTGGTCAAACAGGAACTTCTTAACCTGAGAAACCAACTCCAATTCAAAGGAAGTTCCCCGCCATACCAACAGATCCATCTTATGAGGGATCACGCTTATACCCACCCTTCCTGCCTGAAGCGGCGCTCGGTCGGAACATCTTCATCCTGCGTGGCCAAGCCATACAGATCGATCTTCTGGCAAGCCAGTTCATACTGCTGCATATAGGCACTGCTCTTATCGGCATTGGCCGTGGAGTTGTTGGCACCTGTCGGACGGAATACCCGAGCAGCTGTGTAATACAGGATGGGCTCAATGATGGTGGAGGGAATGTCCAACTTGTAGGTGTTCATATTGAACATATCATTCAATACAGGTACATCCGGGTGTGATTGAAACACCACAGAGAGTTTTTCTGCGGACAGCAGTCCGGTAATCCGAAGTGTATCCGCCGATACCTGTTTGACATAAGGGATACAGAAACGATTGTTCATCACCACTTTGGCGTTATTGGAATCGTACACATCCTTGATTTCGATCAGATTGATGGAACCATTACGGCCGGCAGGATGCTCGATATACCGGACGGTATCGGTATTCCCGGGTGCTTCGGTATGCTCGGGCCGCAGGTAATAGGTACTGACCAGAGGATCTACGCAGAGTATCAGTTCTTCTTCTTTGAACTTGAACCGTTTGTAAATTTCGATGATGGCCAGATTGATGTGCTGAAGAATCTTTCCGTATTCCGATTCGTCGATATTGCCCCGTACATCCTTTACCACCGCCATATTGGCAAATTCGCCCGCAGCCAGTAAGGAGAAGAGCGTCTTTAACGGAACCATAGAGTATCCTTTATAAAAGTCCGGAAAGTTTGTTAGACAACATACGAGCTTAATCTCCCTTCGTCAACCCTTTCTTCTTCTATCTCCCACATGTCCTGGTCATTCTTGTGCATGCGTACCTCTTCCGAGGGACGCCATACAGTCAAGGAACCCAGCATGGAAATTGTATCCAGACAGTCGTCATTCTTGGATTTAAAGCCCGCCGGCGATACCAGTCGCAATTCCGCCATAAACTCCTCGATAAAAAAGGTTTCCTTCAGCTCTGCTGGAAAGTACATCAGATGGGCCTTAAACCAAGGTACTACGATGTTGAAGCGTACCATCTTGTTGGTGTTGGGTCGAATACCCTGGTCGCTGCCGGACTTGTCACTGGCCAGATTGAAGAATGAATTGCGCTCCAGCATCTGCGCCTGAATCCAGGGAATGAACCCGCCCTGCTGTCCGGAGATCTCGATACCCACCGCTTGCGGCTGATACAGCTGCGCCAAACGAAACAGTTCCTCGATATTCTTATCCATCGTCTGGCGCTTACAGATCCCGTCCACCAGAAACCAGTGCCCCTTGTAATTCAGGGCCCAGACCGCGATAACGGAATAATCCGCCGCCTGCTTGCCACTGGTGGCAAAGTCCGTGGTGATATAAAAATTGAACCGATTTTTGTTCTGTAGCAATTTGGAACGGCTGTACCACAGGATCTCACCATCCAGGATCAGACGATCATCCTCGCTCATGATACGCAGCATCAGTTCCTGGTTGAAGTCGGCCACCTTTCCCTGGGCCTTGGCAAAGTCATACTGCTTCTTCACATAGCTGTAGGGAAAACGATCCGGCCAAGCGCTCTGGAATTCCTCTTCCGTGCAGGGAAACTTGTTACACACCGGGAAGACGTTGACCTTGTAGGCGCCGGACTCCACCGCCTTATACAGAGGATCCCGGGCGTTAAACGGCGTACCGGACCAGATGGTTTTCGATCTGGTCGGGTGCAGGGCGAAGTTGACCGCCTTGTTGACGGTATCTTCCACCGAAGCGATGACTGTATCGGAGCGGGCATCCTCGTCCGAGATCAAGTCATCCAGTACTGCCAGCTGGGGACGCTTGCCCATTTCCTTGGCGCCGCGGACACCGGTCTTGGCGCCGTAGCCTTTGATAATGAACTTCTTGCCGTCGGCATTGGCGAACTCCCAGCGGATATCGGTGAATTTGATGGTCGGCACATAGAGCTGCAGGAACTCACTGTTTTCCCAGCGATACTCCAAGTTCTTGCGCATATTCTTGACGCCATTCTCGATACTGTCCGAGACATAGATCGCCAGATCCACCAAACCAAATCCAGGAATCTCACCGTGCACGGCAATGTAGAGAAACAGGTACTCCGCCATTAAGGTCGTCTTGGCCGAACCACGAAAGCATAGATTGATGATCTTTTGATCGGGCCCGTGGATATTATCCAGCATACGCAGATGGATAACCGGAGAAGTGTTCTCTTCTCCGGACGCTCCATTCACCAGCTTGATGAAGTTGATAAACTCCAGGGCAAAGGAGTCTGGAAGGTAGAAAGGATCCTCGGAATAATCCACATCATTGAGCCATTCCACCACCGTTTTCTTGACGTAAAGATTCTCGGACAAAGCACTAGCCATTTGATATATCTTCCGGCGCGATCTCGATCAGTTTGGCTTCCGCGATACTGCGGGCGGAAACCACTCCTGTCTCAATCATCTCCCGCTGCTGACGGGCCAGGGCCATGGTGGTTTCCCGCAACTGCTGAATGGTTTGATCTTCCTTGATGCCCAGGCTGAGTTCCACCTTCTTGGTTTCGGGCGGCTTCAGGGTGGCCAATAGATTGGCTGCCGCATCACAGCGCACCTTTTCACTGCGGGCATTGCGCATCAGATCCGCCTGAGTATTGATGGCTTCCTGGTACAACGGCGCATTCAGGATATGTGTCGGTACCAGGGTCTGCCCCATCATCAGAATCACCAGCTTGCTGCTGGCATACCGCGAGGCAATCGCCGCGATCTCGCTGCGGTTGACACCACGCTTCATGGCCGCGTTGTACCGATTGGGAAAAGTCTTGGCCCAGGCCATGATACTACTGTCGCCCAGCAGCTTGTGGCTGACAAACTTGACCGCATGAAGGTAGGAATCCAGTTTGAACTTTCCTTCCTTCATCACCGAAGCCAGACCTACCACGTTCTCCCGGAAGACGGCGGCAACCTCGGTATCCGAGATGACGGTGTTGACCTGGTTCAACAGCTCCACGGAAATGTTTTTCCGTACATGGGACGGCAGGGCTTCCTGCAGCTCTGCCATCGATATCGGTTCATAGTGCGACATACGAACTCCCTATATCTCTCACCTGATTACAGGGAAATTCCTAAGGCTTTTGCCAAAGCCTCAATCACCGCCACGCTGTTATCCACCGGCAGCTGATACAGCTGGCGCCGCTTCTTTTCCTGCCTCTCCATATAAGCCAGCTTCCGTGCCTTGGACTTGTTCCCCTGGAATTGCTTCTTGCTCATGCCTTACCTCCCTTAAAACCGCATTGATTCCACAGATTCACCGCCACATCGTGCTGGATACACCGGATCATTTCCGGGTTGATAATAAAGGTTTTCCTCGGGTCTTGGGAATGACAATTCGGATCCGCCCCGGGAATGGCCATCTTTTTACTCAAGGAACGGATCAATCCGACATTCTTCAATTCCCGGATGCGCCGGCTCAACACCTCTTTATCAGTCTTCGTCATTTCTTCCGTAGAGGTATATTGGGTGATGTTGTTCTCTTCCGACCGGTTAAACTTAAGGTTGTTGAACACGGAGAAGGCGCCCTTACTCACTTGATCCAGGAGATCGAAGATATCCTGCTGCATAATACCCCTCTGCCTTTTCCTATTCGTCAACGGGCTGATTGCGGCAAACCTTCCCACAATACGCTGTCCGATTTTACTGCGCACCACGACTTCTGAAATATTTCCATCAAATACTACACTTTGGGGTTTACCATGCTGTATCACCATGCTATACCTTTTCCATCGTTCGGATTCATGCTCCTCCTCATGGGTTCAGCGGTAATCTCCTTAGGGTTGGAGCCAGCCTTGGCACGAGGCTGGCTCCTTTTTTATCCTTACTCCCTGAACACTTTCCAGTCATCCGCCAGAATATCGCTCTGCGAAGCCAGCCACATCTGCAAGGCTCCATCTGCACAGTACATCTGCAGGTACGGCCTTACCTTAACCAGACTTCCTTCCGCTATCCCGTAGGCTTCCGCGGTCTGCTTATTACAGGGAATCCCGTCCGGGTAACCCTTCTGATACACTACAAACATACCCTTACCGTTCCATCCAGAACGGGTAATCTTGAGCCCCTGCTTGGCGGCTTCAATGGCGTGTCCGAAGCTCATTCCTTCTGCCGGCCGGTTGGCCGCCTCGAACTGTTCTTTCGGGCACCAGGACTTGTAACCATCCGGGTAGATCACCAAATACCCTTGAGTACCGGGATCCTCATCAGCCGGAATCTTCCAGCCACGAAAGGTATTGTAATCGCCCAGAGTCATGGGTTGTGCGTGAACGAGTTTGACGCCGATGTATTGAACCAACGGTAGATTGGGATTCACAAGAAAACTCCTTCTTGCCTGAAGATGCGAGAAGGAGAAAGAAAGGGTTTCAGGATGTGCAGGAATACGGGAGTCCGGAGCTGCGTGAAGGCGGGGATTTTAACCCCGATGCTTTCCCATCCTCCCGGATATCCTTACCCTTCCAGAAGCGCCTTCATTTCTAGCCTACTCGACAGCGTAAATAATTGCAATGGTTGGATCCCTTTTTGTAGTATTTTTACAAAATCAGATATCCAAATCCTTCATGGTCTTACCATTGAGATTCTTCCACGCAAGGATGGTTTTGGCGGCTGATACTGCGGAAGGGTGGGGCGTTTTCTTTGTTTCCGTCTTACCCACAGGTACTACCGGCTTCTTAGCCATGATGTTCTCCTTTACGGGTTAGGGTTAGAGATTGACGGACAGCTTACGGTATTCCTTGAGATCCTGGGTAATCTGAAGAGACAGCTTCCGGGCCCGAACGCCGGCCACCTTGACTCCCCCGAGATTCTTCTCGGCATTGGTCAGGAATTCTTTAAACGCCTCTTCCAGTTTCTGGTTCAAAACTTCCAGCTTATTCTCTGCCACGGTGCTCTCCTTTTCCCGTACATCGGTTGTAGTTGGGTATCCCCTTATTGGGACGGACTTCTTGTAGCATTTTTTGTAACCATAATACAAGAACTTTGTTACTTCTTGTAATATAATTACAAGATCTATTCTTCTAAACCATTGAAATTATTGAGGAAAAATCAGATGGCATGACTATAGATTATAATCTATGCTAGGATTTCCAGTGTCTTTTACCTTTATAACTCGTCGCGCCTACAGGGCCTTGGTCGCTCGCAAGCTCGCTCCCGGCCCTCGGCGCTCCTCGTTAAGAGCAGGGAGTATAGGAAAGATAGTCGCGGCGAGATGGAGTATATAAGAGAGTTCTAAGAAACAGTAACCCGAAACCTGGGGAATTTTTCGCAGAGGAGGATGGATGCAGTACTATATGTCTGGGGCTCCAAAATCAAAACCGCCCCCC